TAATGTATTGACCAATCTCGCCGCCGACATCTACAAGGCTGCTGATGTTGTCGGTCGAGAACTCGTAGGCTTCGTGCCTTCTGCGACCATCAACGCGAACGGTTCTGAACGCGCCGCTAAGGGTGATACTGTTCGTGCTTCTTTCACCCGCGCTGCAACCGCAGTCAATGTCTCTGAATCTATGACGATTCCGGAAGGCACTGACCAGACTGTTGATAGCAAGACTCTGAGCATCTCCAATGCTCGTGCGGTTCAGATTCCGTACACTGGTGAAGACATCCTCCACCTGAACAACGGTATCGGCTTTGAAACCGTTTATGGCGACCAGATCAAGCAGGCAATGCGCACTCTGGTTAACGAAATGGAAGCGGATCTTGCTGAAGAAGCCTACAAGAATGCATCTCGTGCATTTGGCACTGCTGGCACTACCCCGTTTGCCAATAACTTCTCTGAAGTTGCTGAAGTCCGCCAGATCCTCGTTGACAATGGCATGCCAACCAACGACGGTCAGGCTACTCTGGTTCTGAACACTCTGGCAGGCACTAACCTGCGTCAGTTGGTTCAGCTTCAGAAGGCTAACGAAGCTGGTGGCACTGACCTGCTGCGTCAGGGCGCTCTGCTTGACCTGCAAGGCCTGATGTTGAAGGAATCTGCTCAGATTCAGTCTCATACCAAGGGTACTGCAACTGGTCTGGATGCCGCTGGTGGCGAAGCTGCTGGTGAAACTACCATTGCTCTGGATGGTGGTGATGGCGGTACTGTACTGGCTGGTGACGTTGTTACTTTTGCTGGCGACACCAACAAGTACATCGTCAACACTGGTCTTGCTGCTGCTTCTGGCAACATCATCATCGGCGCTCCGGGCCTGCGTTCTACGCTGGCTGATACCGTTGAAATGACTGTTGGCAGCAGCTACGCCGCTAACGTAGCCTTCCACCGCACTGCGCTGGAAATCGCTATGCGCGCTCCGGCTGTACCGGCTGGTGGTGACTCCGCTGACGATGCAATGATCGTTCAAGATCCGTTCTCTGGTCTGGTCTTCGAAATCCGTGTCTACAAGGGTTATCGCAAGTCCATGATCGAAGTAGCGGCCTCTTGGGGCGTGAAAGCATGGAAGCCGGAACACATCGCTGTTCTGCTTGGCTAATGGATCTGGCCCCCTTCGGGGGGCCTTTCCTCTAGGGGTTTAACATGGCACTTGTCGTAGAAGATGGCTCCGTAGTATCCGGGGCAAATTCTTATGTAACCCTCACCGAGTTTAAGACTTGGGCCGATAACCGTGGAATTGACTACGGAACTGATTACGTCCTTGAGCAGAAGATTCTGCGGGCAATGGACTTTCTGGAGCGACAGCCATTTATTGGCGAAAAAGCCAATGAAGAACAGTTGCTGCAATGGCCTCGTGTAGAGGCTGTCATTGACGGATATTACGTTGACGCAACCGAAGTACCCACTGAGGTAAAGAAGGCGTTATACGAAGCTACCGTTGTAGAGATTCAAGGCTATTCTGAACTTAATACTCAGGATCGCCGCACCGTAATGGAAAAGATTGGGGATATTACGGTTCAGTACGCTTCCAATAGCGATAACAGAACCATTACTCCGGCTCTGACCTTTGCGTTAAGCAAGATCGTAAATTCAGCTTATTTAGTGAGCCGGACGTGAGTTACAGCTACCTAGGAGTCAAAAATACGGCTTCTAGCCTGCTTACCAAGTTTGGGCAGCAGCTTACTTTTACCCGCACCGCAAATAGCACTTACGATCCAAATACCGGAACTTCGACTACATCAAGTTCTACTTATACGAAATACGCCTGCGCGTTTGATTACACAGATCGCGAAAGGGCTGAAGGAACCATTCAGACTGGGGATCGTAGACTGCTGGCAGAAGGCCATACTTACGCAGTTGATGATTCCGTCTCACTGAATGGCGAGACTTGGAGAATCGTCTCCATTTCCAATATCCAACCGGGCGACACTGTTGTTGCCTGTAACTTGCAGATACGGAAATGAGCTTCTCAGATCAAGTCAATGACGCAACCCTAAATATGAAGGGTCTGATGATGGATCAGATCAAGGTTGCGCTACAAATCATGTCCAACAGGATTATTGACCAAAGCCCTGTAGATACAGGCAAATTCAGAAATAACTGGATTGGCTCAATCAATGTTCCTGTGACCACAAAAAAAGATACTGTGGATAAGTCTGGCAATAGAGCAAAAGCATCGGTTGCTACTTCTCTAGAGAAACTCAAGCCCGGAGATGTCTGGTATTTGAGAAATAATCAGCCTTATGGTGTTCGCTTGGAATATGAAGGCTGGTCTAGGCAGGCCCCTAATGGGTTCCTTCGCCTGAATGTGGCGAGAACCGCTAGAGAACTATCCGCTGGATTTACTACCCTCAAGGGCAGAACCTAATGAGTACGCATTTCAACGATATTCAGGCTGCACTTGATAACCAGTTATCCACAATAACTGGCTCTACACCTATCGCTTGGCCGAATATTCCGTATTCGCCAACAGTAGGCACTACTTATTTCCGTCCCTTGTTTTTGCCCGGAGATACGATTCAGGCAAGTCTTGGAGATTCTGGTAAGGACGATACATTCGGCATATACCAGATTGATGTTGTTTATAAGGCTGGAACAGGCCGATCAGCATTAACGGATACGGTCGCTGACCATTTCAGCAGAGGTACGGTTTGCTCTTATAATGGGGTCAATGTAAGGGTTAGATCAGTTTCCATTGGCCCTATGATTCAGGATGAGGCTTGGGTTTTTGTGCCAGTCTCTATCTCTTGGCAGACTTTTACACCCGCGAGGTAAAGAAAAATGGCAATCGCAAATGGCGCACAGCATTCCCTGCATTTCGTAGCTGAATCCACCTACGGAACAACTCCATCCACTCCGACTTGGACTCCATTCCCGCATACCGGAACCAATCTGGCCCTATCTAAGGATGCCATTGAATCCGAGAAGCTGCGTGGAGATCGTCAGGTTGAAGATTTCCGTCATGGAAATAAATCCATTGGCGGCGATGTAAATGCTGAATTGGAATATGCAGCATTCGACGACATCATTCAGGCCGTTATGTGCGGTACTTGGGCTACTGACGTACTCAAGACCGGCACAACTCGCCGTAGCTTCACTCTGGAGCGTAAATTCGCTGATTTGGCGACTCCTGAATATCACCGCTATACCGGCTGTGAATTCAACACCATGAATCTGTCGGTTAGCCCGAACAGCATGGTAACGGCTACCTTTGGCGTAGTTGGCAAGGATTTGGCTCTTGCGACATCTGCTGTCGCGTCCAGCACCTATTCAGCAGACGTAGGTAATTCCCCATTTGACAGCTTTACTGGCTCTATTACGGAAGGTGGTTCTTCAATCGCTACCGTAACCAGCATTGAAATGTCATTGGAAAATGGTCTGGAGCCGCTGTTCTCAGTAGGCAGTTCAACTACCAACCGCCCGTCCATCGGCAAAAGCCGTGTAACTGGCACTTTGACCACTTACTTCGAAAGCAAGTCTTTGTACGAGAAGTTTATTAATGAAACTTCTTCTTCCATCGTACTGACATTGACAGACGTAGATGGCAATAGCTATGAAATCGACATCCCGAACGTTAAGTACAACTCAGGCCAGCCTGACGTATCTGGCGAAGGTGCTGTAACCGTAGCAATGGAATTTGTAGGCCTGTATTCGTCTTCTGACGCTTCACAGCTTGTAATTACCCGCACTGACGCATAAGGAGCAACATGGAGCTCAAGACGCTGAGTACCGCTGAAACCCACTCCGCAGGAGCGGAATGCAACATCTTGTCGCCTATTGATGGCACTCCTACCGATGTCTTCATCACGATCCGTGGTGCTGATTCAAAGGAATGGAGGGCCACCAAGAAACGCCAGACCACCAAGATCCTTGAGGCTAAAGCGGCAGGGAAAATGGATGCTCTGGACTATGACGCGATGGATGTAGATGCGCTTGTAGAAGCTACGATTGGCTGGAGAGGCCTCACCAAGGATGGTGAAGACTTCCCATTCTCTGAAGAGAACGCCAAATCCCTCTACAGCACTGCGCCTTCAGTGGTAAATCAGCTTCTTGAGTTCCTAACTGACCGAGCAAATTTTACCAACGGCTGATTGATGACTTCGTAAGATATGGGCGTTGGGCATACTGGATTAATGGGTATGCAGAAGGGTCAAAAATCAGCCGATATGAGGCTCTGAGACAAGTTGAGAAAAGCAGAGGGGTTCCTCCTAAAGAACTAGAGAATGCCCCAAAACTTTCGGCAGAGCATAATGATGTTTGGGAGGCGTATATTGCTCTTAGCTTACACACCTATGCGGAGTTGGAAAGCTACATAAGGGTTACGGGGATCAATCTTTCCGGATGGGAAATTGAGGCCATAATGACCTTAGCAAGATTTAAGGATAGGGAACCAAAATGGCCGATATAGCAACCCTTCAAATTCAAGTCGATACCAGCCATGTTGAGAAAGCCAGCAAGGTTCTCTCATTGCTTGCAGATCAGGCAAAGAAAGCTGAATTTAGCACTGACGGATTAAGCAAGAAGCAAAAGGTTCTTGTAGATCAGCTAAAAAGACTTGAGGCACAAACAACCCTTTCTGCCGATGAAATGCGGCTTTATGATCTTGCTGTAAAAGGCGCAACGCAAGCACAGCTACAGCAAGCAGCAGCCTCATTAAATCAACAAAAGGCCATATCAGGTGTTGCCGCAGTTGCCGCATCTGGTCGCGGCGCATTCCGGGCCATGCGAGGCTCTGTCCAGCAATTAGGCTATCAGGTTCAAGATATTGCCGTACAGCTACAGGCTGGCACTAGCGCAATTACCGTATTTACTCAGCAGGGTTCTCAGATTGCAGCATTATTTGGGCCGGGTGGCGCAGTATTTGGTGCTGTTCTCGCTATTGCTGGTGCTATTACTGGCGCATTAATTGGATCATTAAGGGCAAGCACAGAAGAACTCAAGAATATGACGGATGAGGTTGATCGCCTCATAAAGAAAAGCGCACAACTCAGCGAAGAACAAAGATTATCTGAAGCGTATAAATTGCGCGATAAATTCAATGAATCATTGAATCGAGAAAGAGAAGCAAGATCAAAACTCTACGGAATAGAGAAAAAGATTGCGGAACAAAAGAGAGCAGGGATTGCTATTTCTGCCGAAGATGAAAGGGCAAGGATTGATGCAATTGCAGCTATGCAAAGCGAACAAGATCTTCAGGATGATCTTGAGCGTGGCTATTTTTTCCTGAAAGAGGGAAGAACTCTTCTTACTGATGAGCAAGAAAGAGCAATTCAAAAAGGCACTCGTTACATAGAGAAACTTCAGCAAGAAGCAGAAGCAGCAGGAAAATCTGCTATTGAAGTCCGTAGGCTTCGCTTTGAACAAATGGAACTTGCCAAAACTTTTGGCCCTCTAGTTGCTGCTCAGGCGGAAGCAAATCTACTTAAAATTGAACAAGCAGAAGCAGAAGAAGCAATGGCAAAAGAAGCCATTGACAGAGAAAAGCGGAAACAAAGAGCCATTCTTGACGCTCAAAAAGAGGCCGAAAATCAACGTAAACAGTTTGAGAAAGACAAACTTGAAGATCAACGTATTGTCAATCAGGGACTTCTCAGTCTTGAGGACAATTTGCTCAAGAACAAGACTGACAAGCAGAAGGCAGGCTATCGTTTAGCTGTAAACCTTCTCGATCAGGAAAAAAGAGAGCGAGCAGTAAATATTGTCTCCACCTCTTACGAGGCGGCTATGAAGGCATATGCGGCCTTAGCTGGAGTTCCAATTATTGGCCCTGCTCTTGGCGCTGCTGCTGCTGCTACTGTGATTGCTGCTGGCGTTAGTTTTGCTGCCCAATCTCTAGCGGGACGAGCATTAGGTGGTCAGGTGCGGGCTGGCGAATCCTATGTTGTTGGTGAACGCGGCCCAGAAATCCTCACAATGGGTACATCTGGTCGCGTAACGCCAAACGATAAGATTCAAACTTCTCAGACCGAGGTTTCTAAGAACGTAAATGTATCCTTCCAAATTAGTACTGTAGACGCTACTGGATTTGATACATTGCTTCAGTCCCGCAGGGGACAGATTATCGGAATCATTAATACGGCCCTGAATGAGCGTGGGAGGCCAGCACTAGCATGAGTTATCCAACATCGCCTGAATTCAAGGCAATTAACGTAACCAGCAAACACTTTAACTTGGTATCAGAAACGGTATCAGGAAAGGTTCAGGTTCGCGCTCTGGGAGGCCAGAAATGGGCATTTACGGCCAAATACAATCCAATGACCCGGGCTGAATTCATGCCTGTATATGCGTTTGTGATGGCCCTCCAAGGCCGCTATGGAACATTTACGATTGTCCCTCCGGTAATTAGCAGCACAAGAGGAACCGCCACTGGGACGGTAACGGTCAATGGCGCACATACGGCAGGAGATGCAACGATTGCAATTACTGGCTTGACTGGGACTCTAAAAGCCGGAGATTTCATCAAATTCTCCACCCATGACAAGGCATACATGGTAACGGCGGATCTAACTGGATCGGGGACTGTTTCCATTGAACCGGGGATTGTCGTCAATGTGGCTAGCGGCTCTGGAGTGACCTATAACAGCGTTCCATTCAAAATGCGCTTGGCAAATGACGTTCAGGAATACAGCCTATCCGCTAATGAGTATTACGAGTATGAGATCGACATGGAGGAAGTTCTCTAATGTCTCGATCCATCAATGCCTCTACCTTAGCCGAGATCGAGAAAGATGCGGTCAAGATGTCGCATCTGCTGGAATTGCACCTCTCAACTAGCGTATACCTGACGGATGCTGGGTTTGACATTTCCTACGGCGGGAACACCTATACGGCCTCCAGCCACCTCCTAGAAATCGGGACAGTCAACGAATCCTCGGATGTCCGAGTTGGAACCCTGTCTGTAACGCTCTCAGGGGTCGAACAAACCTTCACAGCGGCCTTTCTAGGGTCTGCCTACATCAACAAGCAAGCGATCCTTTACAGGGCGTTTCTGGACGCTTCAGGGGCCATTATTGGCACACCGATTTTGGTCTATGACGGCAGGATTGATGGCTATGACCTGAACGAAGGCAAAAATGATTCACGGATCACCGTAGATATTGCCTCCCATTGGTCGGATTTCGAGAAGAAATCAGGACGCTATACCAACCCCAATTCACAGTCTCTATTCTTTACCGGGGACAAGGGCTTTGATTTTGCGGCAAATTCAGTAAAAGATCTGAAATGGGGTAGGAAATAATGGGTCTATTTAGCAAGATTTTTGACTTTGTTGGGGATGTTTTTGGCGAAGTCGTATCATGGTTTGTTGATATTCCAGACCCTCCTCAGTACGAGGATAAGTCACAAGGAACACTGCTCAACAAGGAAAGCAATCTTGCTCAGATTCCTGTTGTATATGGCGTTCGAAAAGTAGGCGGCACTCGCGTATTTGTCGAAACCTCTGGATCAGACAATGAATACCTGTATATCTGCCTCGTTCTGTGTGAAGGCGAAATCCAAGCCATCGGCGATGTGTACATCAATGACACAATCAGTACAGATTCTAAATTTTCTGGCCTTGTCCTCATTGATAAAAAATTAGGTACAGACACTCAAACTGCCAGTACAGTTTTGACGCCAGCACCAAGCTGGACTACGGATCATCGTTTGCGCGGCATTGCTTATCTTGGCCTACGCTTTAAGTGGGATCGGGATGTGTTTGGCTCTATTCCTGATGTGACTGCGGTAGTTAGCGGGAAGAAAGTATATGACCCAAGAAATGGAGCAATGGATAAAGACACCCTATCAACATGGGCCGTTAGCACAAATCCAGCCGTATGCTTGTTGGATTATCTTCGAAATTCACGATATGGAAAAGGACTGCCAGATTCTTCATTTGAATCTGGATTTACTTCTTTTCAGTCTGCGGCAGATGTATGTGAATATGAAGTTGATGAATATTCTGGAAGCGGAAACAATATTCAATTGTTTAATTGCAATGCTGTTATAGATGTAAGTAAAAATGTCATCGACAATGTAAAGGAATTGCTGTCTGGGATGCAAGGATTGCTTACATATTCTCAGGGCAAATACAGACTTGTTGTTGAAGATGAAATTCCGGCAGGATTTACTCCATTTAATTTTAATGTAGATAACATCCTTGGAGGAATCACGATCAACGGTGAACGCAAGCGTGAGCGTTTCAATCGAGTCATTGCAACCTTTGCGAATCCAGAAAAGAACTGGCAGCAGGATCAGATTGAGTACCCGGAAGCAGGATCAGCAGAATATACAAGTCTACTTGCAGAGGATGGAGGATTTGAATTAGAAAAAAGGGCATCACTCCCAACAATTACAAATCAGTATCAGGCAAGAAACATTGCAAATACCATTCTTAACAAATCAAGGAATGGGATTCGCTGTTCATTTCTGTGTACAGTAGAGGCTTTGCAGGTAGATGTTGGCGACATTGTTTCTGTTACCCATCCATCACCGGGCTGGACAGCAAAGCCATTTCGAATAACTGGCCTTTCCCTGCAAAGCGATGGCAATGTTGGGGTTACATTGCTAGAACATCAGGATAGTTCTTTTGCTTGGTATTCTGGGGCAAGCGTTCCTGATTATCCAGATACCACTCTCCCAGATCCATTTACGATTGCATCAGTTAATGAGTCTACGATCTCTGTTGCTAGTTCAGAAGCCATTAATGACAATGGAAGCTCTACACAGCGTTTCAGCATCAATTGGACTGAGCCAACGGATAGCTTTATTACAGAATATATTGTTCAGTTAAAAAAAGACGGTACGGCTGATTGGAACTTTGAATCAAGAACCAATGCTCCTCCTTTGTTGATTTCTGGAATTGAATCAGGCGCATCATACAATCTTCGCATTAAATCAGTAAATGCGATTGGGGCAACATCACCGTGGGTTGAATATGTTGATGAGTATGATGTTCTTATTGCTGTAACAGCAGACAATCTAACCACTACTGCTGGCGGCGGAAATACCACTTATTACCAAGACGCAGAACCAACTGGAGGAGATTACACCGAAGGTGATCTTTGGTTTGATACCAATGATAACAACAAGATTTATCGTTATAGTGGAGCTAGTTGGGTAGCGGCATCTGGCAATTTGATTAATACAACAGTCAGCACAGGACTTTCTGATATTTCAGCAAACGCAGGAACTATCACCAATGGCACTTTTCAGGTTGGCGCAGGAGGCGTGAATATTCAATCCGCAGCAAGTGGTTCTCGCATTACTATTTCATCCAGCAAGATGGAAGTTTATGATGGCACAACACTTCGCGTGAAGATTGGAGATCTTTCCTAATGGCTTACGGATTTGAAATATATGATGCCAAAGGAACAATAGATGATTCTGTTATCGGAATAACACTAATTGGCACTGACTCCATCAGCGGGGAAGGAAATTTTATTTATACATTTCCATTAGAAAACCCTGTTGATTATTTATACATTACGCAATTTGAAATTACTGATGCACCGACATCTGACACGATTGAGCCGGAATGGCATCTAAATAATGTATATGCAGGAACATTAGACGCGCCCCAAACAATAACAAACACATCAGGGGTATGCTTGATAAGCGGTGACTATAATGGCTCTTACACAACAGAATCATCATGCACTTCTGCTGGGGGAGTTTGGGATACAACAACACCATACTTTGCTGTTTTCACAGGGAATGTTTCATATTCTCAAGTAGGCAAACAAGAAGTTGATGGCTGTCTTTCTTCTGGTAATTCTTATACAAACTTGAAAGCAAACACAGACTTAACATTATATTTTTATGCTGTTGGATTGATCTAATGCCGCACGGAATATATTTGAATAACCAAAACGGCAAAAGAGTAATTGGCTCTGATACTGTTGCGCCAAGGTTTATTGGAAAGCACACAAGATCGGCGCTAGATATTGTGAGCAATTACGGGGACTTTATTGTTTATCCGATAACATCTCCCGGAAAGCCAGTTTGCTTTTTACATATTCCTAGCGGATATGCTGCATCTATCAATAGAATCGTACAAAAAACATCAACAACATATGACATATAT